TTCAGTTGGAATCACCACTTTGACTGGAATTGGCCAGAGAATAAATGTCAAGCCATTCAATTGCACAGAATGTCTGGCTTTCTGGATCACATTGATCTTGATCTGGGAGATTCCTTCATCAATTGATCAAGGACTTTCCATGCTTGGAGCTGGCATGATCTCTCTGGTCACATCTCACTTGATTAAAAAACTTATATACCTATGAGTGAAAATATAAAAGCACTTGAGATCCTTGTGGACAAGTACAAAAGAATGCAAGAGATCTTGACATTGCAACTGACAAAAGAAGAGATCCTGATCATTCAGAAAGCATGGGAGGAGCTTCATGGTAGAAGATATCCAACCAATTGCCCAGCATGCCACATCACCAGCTTCAACTTTGTGATGAAACACTTTTTTAAACAGCAACAAACAACAGAAACAAATGCCACTACCAAAAAGAGAACAAGGAGAAAGCAAGGCTAAATTTATTGACAGATGCATGAGCAATTCAAGCATGACAACTGAATTTCCTGATCCAGTGAACAGATTCGCTGTGTGCAATACACAAGCCAGAAAGGATGCAATGATAGCTCTTCAGAGCTTCAATGACTATCCGGAAGCTGTGGTGAACAATGCAAAGAGAGGAATTGCTTTGAATGAGAAGGTGGGGAATCAATGTGCCTTGAGAACTGGCAAGCTCAGAGCACAGCAACTGGCAAACAAAGAAGCCATCTCAATTGAGACAATCAAAAGAATGAAGTCCTTTCTCTCCAGAGCTGAGTCATACTATGAGGATGCTGATAGTTCAGAAGATTGTGGCTTCATCTCTTATCTTCTCTGGGGAGGAAAGGCTGGTCTGAGATGGGCAACATCAAAGCTCAAAGAATTGGAGTGATGGAAGAGATCAAAGATCATGATGCAATTGGAAGAGCCAGTGATGCTCTTGATTTTTACCATCAGATGGTGAACATGCTGGGTGATGTCAATGACATTCTTGAAACAACAAACACTGGCAATGAATTTGCAATCAGATTGATGATTGTTGACAAGCTTGAGAAGTTAGTTGAAAGGATTGAGCTATGAAGGAAGGTGACAAAAGACTGGAGAACATCAAGAAAGGAGGATTCAGAAATAATCCTCAGAACATCAATCGAGCTGGATCAGCAAAGAAGATCACCAATCAATTGAAGAATTACTTCATGGATGAGCATCAGATCAGGATGAGCAATGCTGATGCCAGTGATCTGATCATGGCTGTGCTTTGCATGACAACTCCTCAGATTGAAGATCTTGTCAAGAGAGATGATGTACCATTCTGGCTGAACTTGATTGCAAACAAAGCTATCAGAGACAGAAAGAAAGGATCAGCACATATTCTTGAAGTCCTCTTTGATAGAGCTTTTGGAAAGCCTAAAGAATCAGTCACCACCACCATACAGATGCCAGATCCAGTGATCAATGTTGAAGTCATTTCAAGTGACATCCCACTGGCCAGCTCAGAAGATCAGATCCAAGATGTTTAAAACTTCACCAATATTTGAAGCAAACTACCAGAGCACAGCCAAGATTGTGATCAATCAAGGAGGGACAAGCTCTGGCAAGACATACAGCATCCTTCAGGTGTTGATCTTGAAGGCCATTGAGAATCCCAGCGCCACAATCACCATTGTGGGACAAGATATTCCCAATCTAAAGTCTGGAGCTCTGAGAGACATGCAGACCATTGTGGCCAAGTCACCAGAGATTCAATCATGGATCAAAGCATACAATGCCAGTGACAGGATCTTCACCTTTGTCAATGATGCTGTCATGGAATTCAAGAGCTATGACAATGGGCAAGATGCCAAGTCTGGGAAGAGAGCTTTCCTCTTTTTGAATGAGGTGAATGGAATTGATGAAGAGATCTTCCATGAGCTGTACATGAGGACAACACACCAGACTTTTATGGACTTCAATCCAAATGCAAAATTCTGGGTGCATGATAAATTGATCGGACTTCCAGAAGTACAGCTGATCATCAGTGATCATAGGCACAATCCATTTGTGCCAGATTCCATCAGACAGAAGATTGAGGATCTCAAAGATCAGGACATTGAGCTTTGGAAAGTTTATGCCAGAGGACTTACCGGAAAGGTAGAAGGACTTGTCTTCAGGAATTGGGATATCTGTCAAGGCATACCTGATCAAGCTGAATTCATTGCTTATGCTCTTGACTTTGGCTTCTCCAATTCACCTACAGCTGTGAGCAAGATCTTCAAGATGGATGGAGATATCTATGCTCAGGAGATTCTCTATGAGACTGGACTGACCAATCAAGACATCAGTGACAGATTCCTCAATCTGGGAGTGAAGAAGACAGAGATCATTGTTGCTGATTCAGCTGAGCCAAAGTCTATTGAGGAGCTCAGAAGACTTGGCTGGAGAATTGAGCCAGCTCAAGGAAAGGAGAAGAGAGTGATGATTGATATCATGAGAAGATTCAAGATTCACATCACAGCCAATTCAAAGAACTTCATCAGAGAGATCTCTTCATACAAGTACAAAGATGATGGAAGCAATGAGCCAATCAAGAAGGATGATCACCTTCTGGATGGCATGATGTATGTGGGATTAAATAAATTCAGAATAACCAATTCAGGAAGATATGCTATCAGGTAAAAAAAATAATAAGACATGGGAGATGTTGAATGTCCAGCAACTCCAAGCCATCCAAGAAATACCAAATGACTTTGAGCTTTTGGACATGGCCAAGTCAGTCATTGCAATTGTGGATCAGAAGACCATGGATGAAGTGGATGAGATGGACATTGATGAGCTTTTGAATAGGTATGGAAAGATCAGAGCTGATCTCAATCAAGAGCCATTCAAGCCATTCAGATACTATGTCAAGCTTGATGGCAAAAGATACTACATCTCCAGACTCTTTGATGAATTCAGTACAGCTCAGTGGGTGGACTTTGCTCACTTCACAAAAGATCCATCCAAGGCAGTGGAGAATCTTCACCAGATTGTTGCAACATTGCTGAGAGAGACAAACTGGATCGGCAATCCAAAGAAGTATGATGGAAGTCATCACCAGAAGAAGGCTGATCTGGTCAGAAAACACATGAAAGCTGTGGATGCAATGGGGATCAGCGCTTTTTTTTTGCTCAGTTATCTGAGCTTGTCAAAAACTTTAGAGCACTTTTTGATCAGCAAGCAACTGAAGTGACAGATCTTCCTGATCAGTCAACAAACTTCACTGAGATCTATGGATGGCTGATTCTGGTGGACAAGATAGCTGGCAAGGACAGACTGAAATGGAAGGAAGTCTTTGAGCTTCCTTTGTATGAATTCTTCAACATGATCATCTTCATGAATGATCAAGCCAGTCAAGATCTTTGGGAGGCAAAAAACAAAGGTAACAGATAGAAAAATCTGCATTCCATTTACATGGCTGAAAAGTTCAAAGCTGAGATTATTGGTGATGTTGGATTCATGGAAGAAGATCTGACAACTGAGATGGAGAATGAAACCATCCAGAAGATCTTTGACTGGTGCAATGAGCAAGCAGAACTCTTCAAGCAAGAATTCAACAACATGGGATCAACCAATGGGATCAAGGATGGGAGAGCAACTGGAAAGCTCAGGCAATCCATCATTCCTCTTCCTTATGAAAGGTTTGGAGATACCTATCAAGTGGTGATCCAAGCCAATAGTTATTGGAAGTATATGGAGTATGGAGTGAAGGGAGCAAAGTCAAGCAAGAAAGCTCCAAATTCTCCATTCAGCTATTCTTCAAAATATCCACCTCTTTCAGCAATTGTGGACTGGGGAAATGCAAAGGGGATCTTCACTGGCATGGATAACTTGGAAGACATTGAGAGCAAAGCATCTGACATCCAGAAGAACATCTTCAAGTATGGTATCAAGCCAAGGCCATTCAGAGATCCAGCTTTGACAGAGGAAAGGATCAGACTTCTGATGGAATCGGTGGCTGATGCAAACATTCAAATAATAAAAGAGACTATCTAATGGCAACAACTTTTGTGCAAACACCATCAGAATTCACTCCTATAGGAAATCCGATCACCTTTGTGACATGGGATTCTACAGCTGGGACATCTGGATTCATCTATGTGATTGATGTGAAGTATGGAGGAGATGTGATTGCAAGATTCAAATCAGCTCCAGATCCAACAACTTTACAAGCATATTTCAATATCAGAGAAGTATTGAGAAGCCTTCTGACTTTGAATGCCGATAATGATCTCAGCACTCCAACAGCATACAACAGACAGATGAATGTCTCCTTTGATGTGGAATTATTCAATGAGATTGATGGGACTCTTTCAGCTCTTCAGGATTCCTTCTCTGGCAATGCATATCTCTCAGCTCTTCCAGTTTTTGACTTTCCAGAATTTGATCAAAATGACTGGATTGCTGATGGATCTGGAGACTTCCTTGTGAAAGCCTTGACAAACTGGACAACAAAGAGGACAATAACAAGCCAGCTTGATCATGCATGGCTGTACTTCATGAGCAAACAGCTTACAATTCCCACCATTGATGGCATAAGGTACAAATATTACAATCAGGAAGGATCACTTCTCAGAAGCTATTCCATCAAGACTGATCTGTACTATGATCACAGCACTTCAGAGGACAATCAATTCTCTTGCTTCAGGATTCCGGCTGGATGGAGAAACATTCAGACAATTCCAGAAAGCATCACAAGTGATTCTCAGAATGGAGATGCAGACATGGGACTTGAGCCATTCTCCTATATTACCATTCAAGGAGAGATCAGCTTTGATTCAGAGGAATATGCAACTGAGATGTACACAATTGTCTTGACTGATGAATTTCCTCAGACTGAAGTCACTGAATTCTACTTCCAGAATGCTCTTGGTGGGATTGATACTTTCCAATTCACCAAACCAAACAGAGAGAGCAACACCATCACCAGAGTGGAGAGCTCCAAGCCATTGCTTGTGAGAGCATCTTCCAGCTATGGCTACCAGATGACTGATTCATCAAGATTCATCAGTGATCTCAAGTGGACAAAAGAATATCAAGTCCAGAGCAATTGGCTTTCAGATTCTGAATTCCAATGGCTTCAAGAGATGGTGACAAGTCCTTTCGTGTGGGTGAAGATCAACACATTGATGATTCCAGTGATCATCACAAATACTTCATTCCAAGTCTTCAAGAGAGACTTTGATCAGCTGAAGAATCTGACCATCACATACAAGTTGACAATTGATCAGACCATTCCACTATGATCACAGAGCTCTATCTAAATGGACAAAGAATTGATCTGAGTGAAGACATTCAGATTCAATTGAATCTCAGCTTGAATGATCTTGAGAATCCAACTGAGAAGCAATCTACTTTCTCAAGGACAATTGATGTCACTGGATCAGTGAACAATGATGCTGTCTTTGGGCACATCTATCTCTTTGATTCTTGGATTGTAAACTTTGATCCAACCATCAAGGCCACAGCAATGATCTTTCAAGATGGCATCATGGTGATGGAAGGAATCGGCCAGCTCCTTGCAGTAAAAGAAGTGGATGGAGACAGATCCTATGAGCTCTCTGTCTATGGTGAGATAGCAAATCTCTTCAGGACAGCCAGCAACTATCAGCTCACTGACTTGGACTTCTCAGATCTTGATCATGAATGGAGTCAGACCAACATGCAAGACAGCTGGACAAATAATATCTCCAGCGCTGGCCAAGGATATTACTATCCAATCAATGACATAGGAAGACCTTCCTTTGAAAGAACAAACACACCACCAGCATCAGCTTTGTACTATGTTGAAGACATGCTTCCAGCCATCTATCTGAAGGAGTATGTTGACAGAATTGCTGAGATGCATGGCTATACAATTGAGAGCAACTTCTTTGAGACAGAAGACTTCAAAAGAATTGGGATTCCTTATGGGATCTCTGGACTTCCTTTGCTTCCAGATGCTTTGCTTGAGACTTTCCTCTACAGAGTAAGATTGAAAAATATGACCTTTCCAATCCAGACAAGCAATCCTTATCTGGCCAATGGAAGCACATATCTTCTGGAGATGGGAGTCATCACTCCAGCTCCTTTCTTTGATGGTGGAAACTACAATGAGACATCATACTACTATCAAAGTCCAGCTGATCAGACCATCAATGTGCAATTCAATACAACATGCTTTCCTGATGCAGACTATGCAAACATCACAGCAACATTCAAGCTGTATCTCAATGGAGCATATCATTCTGACTTCTTCTTTTTGAACTGGGATGGCAGTGAACTTGGTGATCCAAAGTCTGGAGGCAATGTGATTGCTGGTCTGGTGCTATCGGCTGGAGATACTATTGAAGTGAGAATGACTTTGAACAATGTTGCTGGATCTGTCAATATGAGAGTGGTATGGGCACAGACTTACTGGTTGAATCAGATCTCTGGCACACCAGTGATGCAAGAAGGCTTCACATGGGACATGAATCAGACCATTGTGCCAAACATCAAGCAATCAGAATTCATGGCATCAATTGTCAAGGCTTTCAATCTGTATGTCTGGACTGATAAATATGACAAGAGCAAGATCTACATTGAGCCATGGAAGGACTTCTATCTTTCAAGCACTCCACTTGACTGGACTCAGAAGTGGGATGTCAAGAAGGAGATCACCATTGAGCCACAAGGATTCTGTCAGAAGAAGACTTTCTTCTTCAGCTATAAGAATGGAGGCACATTCTTTGAGAAGAGATACCAGCAAGCCTATGTCCAGCCATACGGATCAAGGAAGTATGAAGTGACAAATGACTTCAGCACAGATGAAGTGAAGAATGAGCTGATCTTTGGGATCACTCCAATGGCTGGCTATTCTTCCAGCTCAAGACTTTATTCAAGGATGTACGATGTGGATGAGAATGGAGTGATCAAGCCAATCACCAATGGACTCAAGCTCCAATTCTTCAACTATGTGACCTATCCAGTCATTGATGGCTACTTTGTTTTTGAGGGGACAACTCTTGAAAGATATCCCTATGCTGGCCATCTCAATGATCCATACAATCCAACTCTTGACTTGAGCTTTGGAATTCCTTATGAAGTTTACTGGACAACCAATGCAGAGACATCTCAGATCTGGAAGTACAGCAATGCCAATCTCTTCAACATCTTCTGGAGAGACTATGTGAATGAGCTCACTGACAAGGATGCAAAGAAGATCACTTTGTACTTGAATTTGAGTCCAGTGGATGTGATGAATCTTGACTTCAGACAATTGATTCAGATCAATGGAGTGGTCTTCAGGATTCACACCATCCATGACTATGATGCAAACAGCTCAGAATCCACAAAGGTGGATCTGGTGAAAGTTTTGAACTTGGTGGAATTCCAGCCAAGTCAATTTGAGCTCACCAATGGATCAGGAGCTTTGATAGGAGATGAAACCAAACCGCAAACAATAACACAATAACATGGCAGATGTAGAAAAGGACATATTACTCAAGGTCTCCTCAGATACCAATGATGCAACCAAAGGTTTCAAGTCTCTCAAGCAAGAGCTGAAGGAGATTGAGAAGGAGATGAATCGAATGTCTGAAGCTGGTGAAGAAGGATCAGCTCAATTCCAGAAGATGGCACAGAGAGCTGGCCAGCTAAAGGATCAGATAGGAGATACCAAAGCCAGAATCAATGCTCTGGCTTCAGATACTTACAAGCTTGATGCAATGACTCAGGCCATCCAAGGGATTGCTGGTGGCTTTGCAGTTGCTCAGGGAGCAATGGCTGTCTTTGGATCTGAGAATGAAGATCTCCAGAAGGCCATCTTGAAAACTCAGGGAGCAATGGCCATTCTTCAGGGAGTGACAGAGATCACAAACATCTTGCAGAAGGAATCAGCATTCAGCTCTTTATTCTTGAGCAATGCCCAGAAGGCCAATGCAGTGAGCACTGAAGTTGCAACCACAGCAACAAAGGGATTTTCAAGAGCTTTGGTGGCAACTGGAATTGGAGCAATCATTGTGCTGATCGGCACTCTTGTGGCTTATTGGGATGACTTGAAAGAAGCTGTCTCTGGAGTAAGTCAAGAGACTGAAGCCATGATAAAAAAGTCAAAGCTTGACACAGAGCAAGCTGAGAAAAAATATAACTTGACAAAAGATACTGAAAACGTATTGAAGCTTCAAGGCAAGAGCCAGAGAGAGATCTTGAATATCAAGATCAAAGAGACTGATGCCATCATCAATGGAATCAAAAGTCAGATCAAAGGACAACAACTGGCAAACAAGCAAGCAGTTGAAGGAGCAAAGAGGAACAAGGATATTGTGATGGGCATCTTGAATGTCTTGACATATCCAATGAAGCTCCTGACCAATTCCATTGATGGCATTGTGAATGGCTTGATTGAGACAGCCAACTTTTTTGGAGCTGGCATTGACTTCAAGTTGAATCTTGGTGAGAGCTTTGAGAAGGTGAAAGACTTTGGAGCATCCATTCTTTTTGATCCAGAAGAGATGGCCAAGGAAGGCCAGAAGAGTGTTGATGAGATGGAGAAGAAGCTCAATCAGATGGTGAATGAGCAAGCTGGATTCAAGCTTGAAGTCCAGAAGATTGACAAAGAAGCATCTGACAAAGCTCAAAAACAAAGAGAGGAGGATCAGAAGAAGATTGATGAAGCAAACAAAAAAGCACAAGAAGCAAAGAAGAAGAACTCAGAAGACTTCCTGAAGAGGACTGAAGATGAATTGAACAAAGCAAAGGAGCTTTCAAATGGTTACTTTGATACATTGATCACCAATGCAAAAGTCAACAATCAGAGCACAGCTGATCTTGAATTGCAGAAGCTTGAGCAACTCCTTCAGATCCAGAAGGACTATGGAGCAAGCACAATTGACATTGAGAATCAGATTGCACTCAAGAAGAAAGAGATTGCTGATAAAACAAAGGAAGAGCAAAAGAAAGCACTTGAGAAAGGAGCTGAAGACTATTCTCAGACCTATGATGAGATCAATTCAATTCTGACAAATGGACTTGAGAATGGTATCTTGACTCAAGAGCAATACAATGAAGCTGTCAAGAAACTTGATCAAGCTCAATTGCAAGGCAAGAAAGAACTGACCAAAGGTGTGGCTGATCTTTTTGGAGCTCTCTCTGATGCTGTAGGCAAGGAGACAAAAGCTGGCAAAGCACTGGCTTCAGCACAAGCTCTGATCAATACTTATCTGGGGATCTCTGAAGTCATCAAAGCAAAGAATCCCTATCCTGAGCCATTCGGCACAGCTGTAAAGATTGCAAATGCTTCTGTCATTGCTTTGAATGGATTCAAGCAAGTGAGAGAGATTAACAAAGTCCAGATTCCAAATTCAGGTGGAGGAGGTGGAGGATCTGTGCCTTCAGGAGCTGGCTTGACATCAGCTCCATCAGCTTCAGCTTTTGGCAGTCAACTTCCAACTGGCACACAGATTCAGCTGGATCAGTTTGGAGATCTCAAGCAAAACAGATCAGTCAAGGCTTATGTGGTAGAATCTGAGATGACTGACATGCAAGGAAGATCAAAAAGATTGAAAGCAACTTCAAAAATCAAATAACATGGAAAAAATAAAAGAGCTACCAGTATTTGAGCTGGTCTTGAATTCAGAAGATCAAGGCTTGTCCTTTGTCTCTCTGGTGACCAATCCAGCAATTGAGAGAAATTTCTTTGCTTTCTCTGATGATGTGAGATTCTCACAAGATCCCACCAGAATGATCTTGACTGGAGCATTGCTGATTCCAGACAAGCTGATCTTCAGACATGATGATGAGATAGGTGGCCACTATGTGAAGCTTTCCAAAGAGACCATCTTTGATCTCAATCTTCAATGGATGAAAGAAGGCATGACAGATCAGATCAACAAACATCACAGAGATATTGTCAAGGATGCTTTCATGTTTGAGACATGGATTGCTGATCAAGGCCGAGGCATCCATCATCCTAAAGGCTTTGAAGATCTTCCAGATGGGACATGGTATGGATCAGTCAAGATCACAGATCCAAAGATCTGGAATGAAGAAGTCATGACTGGCAACTGGAGAGGATTCTCCATTGAAGGCAAGCTTGATCAGGTGCTTGTGGAGATGCAGAAGCAAGAAATCTCAGAAGAGCTTGAGATCATCAGAATGATTGAGAAAATTTTGTGACTTTGATTCTGTCACTTTTTGAGATATCTGCATTCAATAAATATAAGATAAACTTATGGACAAGAAAGAACTATTGAAATCAATCAAGAATCTTCTTGGTGTATCTGTCAGTCTATCCAAGCAAGTTGCTTTTGCCATGTATTCAA